AGCGCTTCTTTTTCAACAAGATCCGAAAGCACTGCAACATGATCAATGGCTACCAGCGCCGGAACAGAAAGAGCATGGAAACAGTCGCGATTGAGAATGACCAAAATGGCCTCAGCGATCAATTCACTAAAGCTCTCAAATACATTGAGCGCGAAAGCATGTTTCAGGATTCGTTCTCGAAGGGCTGCGAAGGCGCTACAGATGTGGGTGTGGGGTACATGCATCTTTATATGGACTACTCAAAGAGTCCAATAGAGGGCCAGTTTGCGTGGGACAATGTGAGCTACAATAATTGCCTGGTCGATCCCTCATTTCGAAAAGCAGATTTTTCAGATTGTAATGGATGGTGGCGGAGGCGCTGGCTTTCTAATGATGAAATAGCGGAGATGCACCCGGAAAGGAAAAAAGACATTCAGCGCATCAAGCAGGGTGGGCAGGATGGTAAATTTCCACTTCAAGCCGCTGTTTCTAGCCGCGAGATCAATAACCTACTTCCCTATGATGAATTCTACTACCGAGACAGCCGACCAGCTACTATGGTTTGCAACACTCAAACCGGAGATGTTTACGAGCATCGAGGCGATGAAGAGGAGCTTAAAGCAAGCTTGAAGCCGGGCGAAATCATCAAGAAGACTCAAAAAGCGTGCGTAAATCTTACTATTCGAGTCGGAAAGGTGGTCATTTATGATGGGATCAATTCTCTAGGCACGGACCGATGGCCAGTAGTTCCGGTGCTTGGATACTATGAGCCGGATATACCTAATTTCTCCTCACGTTTAATGGGAGTGGTTCGCAATCTGCGGGACAGTCAGTATCTCTATAATCGTAGAAAAATCATCGAGCTCTCTATTTTGGAGTCGGTGGCTAACTCCGGGTTTATCTTTAACGTCGATGCGGTGACCGATCCGAAGGCTTTCAGGCAGACGGGTGAGGGTGTCTTGATCCCGTGCAAAAAGGGAACGGACGTCAATGCGGCTATCAAACAGATTCAGCCCCCAGCCGTGCCTCAATCTATGATCGAGTTATCAAGAGCCCTGAGTGACGACATTACCGATATCAGCGGGGTTAATGAGGAGCTCATGGGATCGGCAACGGACGATAAAGCCGGCGTGCTGGCGATGTTGCGTCAAGGGGCCGGGCTGACTACTCTACAGACTCTTTTTGATCAATGGGACTTTGCGCACGTTCTATGCGGGCAGCTTCAGCTTGAAGCGATGCAACGAAATTGGAGTGAAGGAAAGGCAGTTCGGATTTTAGGCGAGCCACCTAAAGATGGATTCTTCAATGTAGAGCTCTCGCGTTATGAGGTGTCAGTGCAGGAGGGGGTTTACAGCTCGACGCAAAGAAGCGTAGAAGCGCAGCAACTTATGTATCTACGGAATACTCTTGAAATACCCGTGCCGGATAAGACGATCATTCGCGCTCTACAGATCCAAAACAAAGACGAGTTGATCAAAGACATTGAAGAGCAGAACCAGCAGCAGCAGCAGCAGCAGCAGGCGCAGCAGGATCAGCAGAACCAAATTGCAGAGCTTGAACTCCAGATGAAGATGCAAGCCCAAGACGCAAAAATAGCTCTTGATAGGGCCTCAGTACAAGAGAAGCAGGCGAAAGTAGTTCAGGGTGCGGCAGATATGGCGGTGAAGATCTCTAGCGCAGAGAAGGACGAAGCACAGGCAGATCTTGCGTTAGTCAAGCAACTGGTGGAGCTAGACAACCTCAGCATTGAAAGCCTAAACCGCTCTCTGTTACTCGCTCAGCAGATCAAAGCGGAAACAGAAACGCAAGCACAGATCATTCCACAGGGGATGGGGCAACCTTTACCTAGTCAGCAAATAATGCCTATGGTCGAAGACCAATTGTTACCACAAAACACCATCAATGCTCCGGAGGTATATGATGAAGTACGGGAATAAAGATTACTCTAAAATTAAGATGGACACAAAGGGCGGATGCAAAGAAATGAAGGTCGAAATGTCAGCCCCTTCTTTTGAGCCATATTCTAAAAATAACGCGAAAGAATACGGAGCAGATCAAAAAAAATCAGCCGCTTATGTTAAGAAAAACATGGAAAATAGCTAAATGACACGGTCCCAGGGAAAACGTAAAACTGCATACGATCTAGAGGCTGCGGTACGTGCGGACTCTACTCGATACAAAGCGGCAGAGGTAGCCCACGCTATATGCGATGGGATACCCAAGCAGCTGGAAGAGTGTGTACACAAGAACTCTGGCAAAATTGGAGAGCCTGAGTTTTTCGTGGTTATGCATATTGGTGAGGATAATATCCTCAAAACAGTGATAAGACGGAAATTCTACGCATATCCGTTTCTTCCCAAGCCTAGGCCAAATCAAAGCGTTTGGGTGTATCGCAAAGCAACATGCGAGCTAGAGTTCCTTTGGGCGCTTCCAGCGGCTGAGGCAATGGCACACATGTCTTCAATGCTTTCAGTGGATCCGAAACTTGTTCGGATGAAACGATGGTGCGATTACTTTTTCGACAATGGAAAGTTTTCGGAGCACATCCGGGCGGAATACAATCAACCTGGTTGGCTGACCGAGGGAGAGTATCTAGCGTCACACATCGTGGAATTGACGAAGGCGGCCGCTGATAACGGCAGCTCGCTTAGGCCCGATGCCATTGATTGCTGTGATATCGACACCGAGCAGGCTATTAAGATCGCGAAATCCACAGGAAAGTAGTCGCTTTTCTAGCACGGACGGTAGGCACAAAACGCTAATTGGTAGATCATATGCCATGCGTTCAAGCGCCTGCTTATAAAACTCGAAATCTTTTAAATAATCATCTTTATCCATGGGGAAAGCTTAGCATGACAGATACAGGGACACAACCAGAAGACGTCAAAGAAATCGAAAAAGTGGATCCAGTTCAGGAAACGGTTGATGTAGGGGATTCATCAAAAGATACGTCTTCCAATGATTCATACGAGTCGGACGACCCAGAAGAAATTAACTGGAAAAAGTTCAGGGAAAAAACCCGGCAGGAAAGAGAAGCCAGCAAGAGAGCTGTTGACGAAGCGGAAAAGCGTGCAAAGCAGGAAGAGCAGGCGCGAACACTCATTCAAACTTACATGGCCAATGAGCTTCAAAACCAAGGCATGCAAGGGCAGATATCTCCCGGACGTCAAGAGCAAATGCTTGCTGACCTGAGCGCCGATGATATCCCCACCGGTGCAGAAATTAAGAATTGGTTTGAGAGCACAGCCAAAAAAACGATTCAAGAAACAATTCGCGAGCAGATCCGTGAGCAGTCGCGAGCAGAAGAGCAAGCCAATCTTCCTAGGCGCATTCAAGAGACGATGCCGGATTATCAAACGGTAGTGACGCAGGAAAATATTGACTACTTGCTTTACAAAGCTCCTGCACTTGCGTCGATAGTTGACACGAGACTGCAAGACCCTAAGAACATGAAATTCAACGATGTTAAGGCCCTGTACGAGGCACTCAAAACGATTGTACCCAACACTAGGGCCGGAACCGATGTAAGGGCAAATGGTGGGAGCAACGGCAGGCCTCAGTCATTGAGTGCGGCACGGAACTCGCGCGGTAGAGACTCAGCGCCACATGACCTAGACAAAAAACAGACGTGGAAGCGCATGCAGGAGATCCTAAACGGTTAGGAATACTAATTAAGTCCTATGGTGTTTATTACGCTCAAAGACTAACCTAGAAGCAGCACTGTATTGGGTTTCGTGCTCCCCTGCCGGTAGACAGATAATCTACCATCCGGCTGTAAAAGTGCCTCGCCTGCACTAGATCACGTAATTAAAATGGGTCTATTATGGCAACTGGGATAACCAATATTGGGAATCTGCAGCCGGAACTTCCAGTTCAGTGGCAAGATTATCTGCTCAGCACTCCCCAATTCAATTTAATCAACTCACTCGGTGTAGATGTCCGCAAGGCCAATGCACATAGTGGTAAGACCTCTCGCATGAGTCGCTATGAGCGCCTCAGTACAGACGGTGGAAAGCTCGATGGAAGCGGAATTGATCCGGCTCCAGAGATTCCAGTGCGTACCGATATCGATGCTGAGATGGAAATCTTTGCAAAGTCCGTTGTTTGTAATGAGCAGGTGGAGCTTTACGAAAATGACCAGGTGGCGACACGGTTCGGTATGTTGTTGGGCCAATGGTTAAGAGAAAAAGAGGACCTCCTTATGGGTGACCTCTGGAAAACTGCGCCAACAAGCGTGGATGCGGCTGGCGGATTTAACGGGGATGACCCTTGCGAGCCAAACGCTGGGAGTTTCCGAAATATTCAGCGTATTTTGCTTAACAACAATGCGCACACAATGCTTACGAGCTTGAACGCTACCGACCAGTTTGGAACAGGTGGTGTTCGTGATTCTTTTGTGGCCCTCGCTAGCACAGAGATCAGCAGCGACTTAGAAAACGTAGCAGGCGTAAAGCTTAAGAGCGACTACCCAGGCGACCAAGACCAGTACCTCCCAGAGGAGTTCTGTTCAATCAGTCGTTTCCGTGTCTTCATTTCGTCTGAGGGAATCAAAGAGGCAAATGCGTCTTTGCTCGGTAAAGATGTGTTTGACATTGTGTGTTATGGAGTCGAAGCGGCTTGTAAGCTAGAGCAAAATGGATATTCGGCACGCCTTGGTTATAGGTCTCCAGAGGTCGTTTCCCGTGTCGCTCAAAACTCTGAGTTCTACGCTAAATTTGCGATTGCTCGCGCTATTACTAACCAGTCATGGGTTGCGAGATTACGTGTAACCCAACGCCTTTAAGGAGGTAGCGCAATGAGTCTTTCGTTAATCGACCGAGGTTCCTTCACGAGTGCCGGAGCATCAAAGAAAATTGACTTGCCCGGTGACTGCGACTACTTTGTATGCCGCAATCTCACACAGGCAGCAACAACACAGACTACGGGACGTGGTGTAAAATTCGAATGGGAGCCAGAACTCGCATCCGATTCAGCACTACGAACTGGAAAAGAAGACAGTGACGACATTTTGAACCAAACCACGGTTACTAGTGGTGGTTTTATCTTTCGTCGCTCTGTTCCTGCTCCAGAAGCTGCTAAGACGGCGACAGCGATCACAGCAGCCGGCCCGGCGGTTATAAGTGCGACAGCTCACGGCTATTCCGTTGGTGACCGTGTACGCGCTTATGCCACCACTGGAATGCTTCAAATTGCGAATATGGATTTCACAGTAACTGCCGTTGGAAGCGCAAACGCTTTCACCATCGGTTATCTTGATGCGTCCGGATTTGCAGCAGCGGCCACAGCTGGTCAATTCCGCCGGCTTCCAGCCCTTGCAGAAGTAGAGCCGAGTGCCCATTACATCACGGCGATTAGTGCCGCATCCGCTGCAGTTGTCACGTTCTCAGTCACTCACGGGTATAAGGTGGGTGATGTAGTTTATTTCCGTATCCCATCATCAATGGGTATGGTTGAAATGGATCGTAAGGAAGGAAAAGTTACAGCAGTTAGCACAGCTAACAACACTGTAACCGTGGATATTGATAGCTCAGCATTCACGGCTTTTGCGTTCCCAGCGTCTGCGGCAGCAGACAAGACAAAGGCAATTGCCGGCATTGCTGGTAAGCGCGGTCTTTACGATGACATTTTTGCCAATGACAAAGAGCTGCTTAATCTGAATGCCTTCCGTTCAGGTCAGTTCTACCCTTATATGCTTCTAGCGGCAGGCGCTCAGTCTCCAGCTGGTAGCACGAGTGATGTGATTGTCTGGGAAGCGCACAAAGCAGTGCGTAATCTAGACCAAAGAACATAATTAGCTTTCCCTGGGGCTTGGTGCAATTTGTGCCGGCCCCTCTTTTTAAAATAGGATGAACCATGATTTTAGAAGCGATTATAAACGGAACTCCGATCAAGCACGGCATATTGTGGAAAGCTCCAAATGCTGTAACAAGCAATAACTTTGATAGCATGACGGCTAAAACTCGATCTGAAGTCGAAAAGAAGCTCAAGCATGACGAAAAACCTACTCGTGCTCGGTTCAATCTTCGTGACAAAGACGAGGTTTACAACGACATAGCCCATACCGTTGGACCAGGCCACCCAATTTGCCAGTACAGGTTTATTGATGGGCACGTCTACGAGATCCCACTTGGGTTGATTGAAAAAATCAATCGAGAAGGAGCTACGATTAAGCGCGGTCAGATGATGAACGCAAAAACGGGCGCTATTTCCCACTCAGACACAAAGCACATCATTCGAGAATTCTTACCGATAGGCTTTTAAATGGTCACAGGTGCTGTAAATACTCTTCAGGGGATAAAGGACACAATACGCCGTATTACGTCCTCTCCAGACGTCTCACAATTGTCTGAGAGCGATTTAGAAGCGTACATTAACAGCTTCTATGTGCAGGAGGTTCCGGCATCTGTGAAAACGGATCAGCTCAGCACGGTTCTAGAGATCTTTACAGCTCCCAATGTTGACACCTATGCAGTCGATGTGAACCTTTATCAAGAATTGATGGATCCAATCCTTATCAATGGCAGGCGGGGCACCATCACAAAAGACCGATCTGCATTTTTTAGCGCGTGGCCAAAGCAGTCTACCGTACAGAAGCCAGCCACGGGAGACGGGACCATTGGCCCATACTCCTTTACTCTTTCGTCTGTTCCTATCTTGCCAAACTCGGTAGTAATTGGGTCAGTGAACACAGTTGGTGGAGTGGTGCAGGTAGAGGATAATGGGTCCGGAGATCTAGTAAATGCAGGCACATCAACGAATGTAGGCAGCATCAATTATACGACGGGTGTCGTTTCATTCGCTCCAACGGTCGCAATCAAATCGGGTCAGAGTATCAACGTGTGGGGGTACTGGTACAACCCGAGTTATCCGGTAGATATCCTGTATTGGAACAACGCAATCACGGTAAGACCCGTACCAGATGACGTTTACAGGATCGAAATCAACGCGATTATGACTCCAACGGCGTTTGCAGCGAATAATGGCCGACCGATTGTAGATCAGTGGTGGCAGTTTATCGCACTGGGTGCAGCGATTAAGATTATGCGTGACCGAATGGATATGGACGGGGTGAAAAATATCCTTCCACTATTCGAGGAGCAGAGGGGGCTTGTCTTAGAGAGACAAGCAAACGAAGAGATAGGACAGAATACGGGCACCATCTATTCATCTGGTGGAACGGGTCATAATGGATATACAAATGGGTATCAATCATGACGGGCTACCAGCCTACATATATTAAGGCGTTTGAGACGGGTGTAATTAAAGAGCGTCCCGACTTCCTATTGCCTCAGGACGGTTTCCCGGAACTTGTGAATGCGTATGCATGGCGGCAGACACTGCGACGCAAGCAGGGTGTGACAACTCTATCACGACTCTCCAGGACCTTCACATCCAAGACCTATTTCGATTCAGCCGCTAGTGTGTGGACGTTCAACCTCCTAACGGAGGTAAATTACATCACGGATGTTGACACTTCAGGCACACCCACTGTTATCACTACTGCCTATGCTCATGGCCTGCAAAATGCGGACAATGTAATTATTCAAGATGTCGTGGGAACGGTCGGTGCAGATGTCAATGGCAACACCTATGCCATATCGAATAAGACGGCGACCACATTTGAGATCACACAAG